GTTGGCTGAATGGTAATTGTGAGAAACTCACAATTGTAGTCCGACCAGATCTGCTCAATTTGGTGAGCAAATGCGGGGTCGTATGGTGCGGAAAGTGTTACGTCGTCGATTGCTCGAGGACCAACCACTTTGTAGATGCGGCGACCAGTGCCGTTGGCATACTGGCCGGATTCAGCGGTATCTACGATGCCTGAGAATGTAGTCCAAATGGTCTCCATTCCTGAGATCGTTACGATAAACGCTGACTTTGGAATTGGTACGATAACTGGCATTAGGGATTCTCCTAGTATTAAGAAAAGTTAGGACGAATCAAGCGAACACGTCAGCGATATAGAAGCCAGAACCATACTTGCCGGTAGCACCCAAGCCAGTGATATTCACTGAACGCTCGACGGTGATTTCAGCACGGACAACGCGACGCTCACGGATGTAGTACTCAGGACGGACAGCAGGTGTGCCTGTCAGCTGGTAGGTGTAAGCGAAAGCAGGGGTAGCAGCAGAAGCGCCACCAGCAGGCATAACGGAGTCAGAAGCACCGAGTGGGGAGTAGAACAACAGCACAGCGTTCTCAGGGAACACGTGCTCAAGAGCAGCGGAGTCGTCAGCAAGCTTACGGCCTTCAGCAACACGGATGCCACGCTCAAGACCGAAGTAACGTGCAATCACGTCAACGTCGATGGAGTCGGCAGTTGTGAACTGAATACGGTCCAAGATGGCTTCTGTAGTCAGAAGACGATCGAACACAGCGGAACCGATAACGGCGCTGTTAGGACGGACACCGATGTGGTTGGAAACAGCACGCTTCCAGTTGAGTACGTCGGTGATTGGGTTAGCGGTAGAACCACCCCAATTAAGAGGGCCAGTTGTGGATCCAACCAAAGTAGCATCAGCAGCATAGGCAGCCCAGTTAGCATAGCTCAAACCAAGGCTTGTAGCTGTTTTGGGCTCGTAGGAACCTGTGGTGGAGGTTGCGTCAGCAACGGTCACTTCGTAGGCATTCATCAAACGGGACATCGCGTTGCGAGTCTCGATAGCACGGAGGTCAACTTGAGCAGGACCTTCACCAGCGTTCTCGATCACTTCCTCAGGAAGTTCCCAAGCCACGACCTCTTGCTCAAGAGCATAAGGATCGCTGTCAAAACGTGACTGAACAGCAGGGATGTTGGTGCCATATGCACGACGGTAGTCGGTGATGGCGAATGCTTCCTTACCGAAACGCAGAGTGCGTCCAGCGCGGGTGGGGGTGTCCACCACAGGTGCGATAAAGTTTGCAATATTGGTCTCGGGCAGCATGTAGCCCTGAGCCAACGTAGTTAGAATAGGATCGACACCAGCGTAGGTGTCCTTAAGATTCATCATTTGACTTTAAGTCTCCTTCTGCAGAAGATAGACGAGGCTTGGTCTTACGCGACGCAGCCAAGCTCGAGTTTGTTAGTTATTAGTTGAAGCTGGCGAGGACCATTGCCACGCCACCGATGTTCACCTGCTGGCGAACGATTGGGGTGGAAGCGTTGCAGGTCACAGCACCACCAGCAGAGCTGGACATGCCGTTAGCGTCGACGAGCAGTGCGTCGTTCTGAGCTTGCAGGTTAGCAGCGTCAGCAGCGACAAGCAGCAGACCAGAGGTTGCTACAGTGCCAAGGCGCTGAAGGGTGGTAGCTTTGTCGGTGTCAACAACAACTACGTCTTGCTGAAGCACGCCCATGACTTCGCCAGCAGCATTAGCTTGGGCGAGGGTAGGGGGCTCAGTAGGAACAGCAGCGTCGACAGTAACCAGAGTGAACTGGTTGAGTGCGACAGCGTCAGGAACAAGTCCGGTTTCGGCGAAGCGGATGAATTGCTTGCCATATACGGGGGATGCCATTTGGGTATCTCCGAAATGTTAATTGAGGTATAATGCCCTCTGTGAGGGTTTAACGTGCCATGAGGCTTGTAGTGATTTTACCCTTATTGATAAATCACTTGGCAACGGCACCGATCATGGCATCGGCATCGTTGTCCCGGAGGTGGTAAAGTACCAATCGGTACCCAACCCATTGAGTCG